TCGTATGTTGGCTCGGAGTAGTAACCATATCGCGAGATATCGCGGTACACGATACCCCACGCTTCCTCTGCGCTGAGCTCCGGGTGTTGCTGTTCGCGCATCGCGTTCACGCGTTCCCACAGGTCGGCGGGTACGGGGGCGTATTTGCTCGTTCTTACATAATCATCCACCGCGGCTTTGAGTTCATCATCCGTCATATCGTTCAGCACGGAGTACCACGCTTTGAGCACTTCTTTGTTGCTCGTAATGCCGCGGAGCTTTTCGTAAACGGTTCCGAGCAGCATCATTGCCTCGGTGAACACTTGCTTACTTAACGCCATTCTTTATCGCCTCCTCGGCTTGCGCTTCTTCCCAAAACGCTTTGAGCCCTGCGAATCTTTGTTCGTTAGCATTGCGGTTATCGTAGTTGCCTTCTAAGATTTTTTGAAGATTGGCGGGCTTAAATATCCAGTCGAAGCCTGCTTTGAACGTGTTTGCTCGCCCGGAAAGAAAATCGGAATCCTGAACCTTATAAAACAAGTCGTGAAAGAACCCGATGTCGGGATGTTCCTTCCAGCGAGATGCAATACAATCACGCCGCGATTTTGCCCAATCTTTTGGTTCCTGGATTTTGGGAAGTGATGAGCAGATAGATAAGAACATTTCGTAGATATCCTGATAAGGCGTCGGGTTTGATTTCGGTTTTGGATAAGAGCGTTTTTTCGGCTCGATGCACGTTATATTTTCTTCTAATTCTTTAGAATCTTTCTCATCTAAAGAATTAGAAGAAAAAGTCTGTTCTGTTCTTATCTCTTCTGTTCTATTCTTATATAAGCTAACGTTTATACTATCGTTTATACTATCGTTTATACTATCGTTTATACTATCGTTTATACTATCGTTTGTACCCCTCTTTTTATAGTATAACGGTTCCTCGTTGTTGTTTGTACTATCCTTTATACCCTCTTTTTGATAGTATAAGAGCATATATTTTCCAGCTTTTCTTTGAGTCCCTTTAGAATAAGCGAGCAGCCCGCTATCAACTAACCTTTGCCGCGCACGAATTACGGAAGGCTCTGTGGCCCCTAACTCGGCGACGAACCGGCTGTTTGGGACGGATAGAACCTTTCTCCAGCCCGAACGGTTAAACAAATCGAGTATCTTGAAGTACATATGCACCTCAAGATGGGAGAAATGGAATTCCAAATCCATCTGCCAGAACCGATTAACAAGGTCGATGTAGGTCATTTTTATCACCTAATTCTGGTATTCAAATTTTATCCGCATAAGTGCCACCAGCTCCTAATAATAGATAGCGCCCCTCATAGGCGAGAGGCGCGTTGTTTGTCTATTCGGTTACCGCCGGTTCCGGTTCGGCTGGTGTAGTCGTGATATCAACCCAATCGGTTTCGTCAGCGGCCGCGAACACATCTTCGTATTCTTTTTTGGTTGTTTCATCTTGAGTCATCGAGCGTTGGATTTCCGTGGAGAGTGGGAGATACTTCGCAAGTTGCTTAATCACGGTCTTCTTTGCCATCGCGTCGTAATCGGTCGCCCAGGGGCCGTAGTCGGGGCTCTTGGAACGTTTGCGGTACTTGTCGATATCTTGCACGCTCATCACGAGGAATGAGAAACCACCGTCTTTGAACTTCGCGATCGCGTAGTAACAATAAGCCGCGCCGCGGTTCTCCAGCGCCGGGCGGTGCATCAGCTTCGGCGTAAGTCCATATTCGTACTCGAAGGCATCGCCTCGACACACCTCGTGGACGTCGAGGGTTTGGAGCTCGCCGGAACGCCGTACTAAATCAATATATCCCTTATACCCAATTTGGAACTGCACTTCCGTCGATTTGGTTTTGTTGTTGTAGTACGGGATGAGATACGCGTGCCCGAGGATGCCGGGTTCGAGGCCGAGCTGCGCGGATAGCATCAACGCGCCAAGAAGCGATTGCGAGGAACATTCCAAAAGTTTGGGATTCTTCCTAATTTCGGTCATCGCCACCCGTAATAGGTGGTCGCTCTTGATGTGTTGTGGGAGAACCTTCGCAATCTCAGGCGCCATCCGCTTGAATAAATCTTGGATATTCTGATAAGGGCTTACCGCTCTGCTTTGCGCCGGCTTGATAGCTGCGGGCGCCGCGCTTCCGGTTCCCGCTGTTACCACCTGCGGGTCGAGCTTCGGAGCTTGAATAATCCTCTCTTTAATCCTGTTCATCTTTGCATCCGTCATACCGTTTCCTCCTTCACGGTGAACCGTCGAGGTGACGATTCTTTGATGTACTGGCTATATAAATCCGGGTTGGTTTTTTCGAATAGTTTCGTATCGAAGCGTTTCGAAGCTACGTTCGCCCACTTGACAGTGAACCGTCCAACACGCGCGCGTTCGGCATCTTTCATCGCATCTTTAATCTGGTTCTCGAGGTAATCTTGGGATACCTCAAGCTCCTTGATGCGCGCTTTCACGTCGGTAAGTTGTTCGATGATATCCGAGTATTGCGGTGGAAGCTCCACGCTTTGGCCCGCGTTCGCGTTCGGGTAAAGCCGATTCATAATATCGCCGTGGAGCTCGGCTTTGCTCTCCGATATCGGCGGTGGTGTTTCCGTTTCGACGCAATCCCAAAACGCCCGTTCGCGTTCAACCATCATCGCGATAAGCTCTTCGTCCCGAGCCAGTTCCTTCCACATGAACCGGTTCCCGCCGATGAGCACGGCAAAGTAGGCTTTCTCGGCGCCGGTTACCGCAAGGTAGTGCATCACTTGAATCACATACTCTATCGGTATCTCGTCGCCTTCCCAATCCTTCGCGTTCCACGCGCCGGTGGTCTTGCACTCCAAAATCGCATTCTCCCCAACCACGCGGCGGTCGATGTTCGCAATCATATGATCGTGCTCGGGATGAATCAGGATACGGTTCACGCGTTGAACCTTCTTCCCGGTTCGCTTGGTGAACTCATCGGCAACTACGGCCTCGAGCACGTTCCCCCAGTACGCAGCTTCCCCCACCTCGGGTTGCTCGATTTCCCCGGCTTTTTCCAGGTAAAGCTGCAACGGAGATTTCCATCGCGACACGCCGACGGCTGCCGCCGCATCCGAGCCGCCTATTCCCTTCATTCGTGCCTCTTTCCATTCCTCATATGTCATCTCTAACGTTTTAATGCCAACTGCCACTTTCATAATTCCTCCTCCTCTTCGTGATCCGGTGCGATAACCGCGATATCTTCGACCGGCACGCCCAAAACCTCGGCCAAGCGCGTTGTGGTTTCAAGCTTAACGCGCCTACCAATTTCAGCTTTCATGATTGTGGTTATTGCGACGCCGGAAAGCTGGCTTAGCGCTTCTTGCGTGTATCCTTTTGCCTTTCGGAAGGCGCCAAGTTGAGGCAAGTAAAACAAATTGCGCACACGCACGGGTGGGTCAGAGGGTGTGTGTTTGGCTGGTATGCCCTCTACTGCTCCGCTTGCCACAAGCTTTCCGAATTGGTACAACATGTAACCTATGTTCACAACTCCACCCTCCTCAACCCCGTCCGGGGCGGGTTCCCTTTAATGCGTTAATGAAGTCCGGAGAGAGTTTCAAATAGCCGTTTTCCCCGGGGCGCTCCGGTCCGGGGAAAAAAGGGAACCCGATTTGTTTCACCTCCGGTTTAATGTGCTATAATTAGGTCGTCGGGAATAACCGCGCTCGTAGCTGAGCGCGTTTTTTTGTTATTCAAAAGCGCTAATAACTTCTGCGCTCGCTGATGTGGGGTATACTGTTCCCATTCCCCGTTTACTCGCAACTGGGATATAGCTTGTGAACGCTCTTCTCGCGTGTATTCCGACAAATCTTTTAGCATCCAATCCCTCCTCGAACATATAGGTTTGTTTTTGATTCCGCCTCTTTATCTCCGCAAGCATCCGTATCCTATCCGCTCTTGCCAGCGGGTCGTAGCGTGATATCGCGTGGTTGGATTTTTGGTTCTCCGTGAGAATCACCATGCAAACATCTATGATATCCGTGATGATTCTGGCTTGTGCGGCCCGGATGTCTTCGTTATCACACGCGGGCCAATCTTTGAGCTTTCGAATAATCTCGTTCGCGTTCCCGATGGTTCCGATGTTCTCTCCAAGCGCAATCAGGAAGTGGTCCAGCTTCATCCGCACGCTCATGTTCGTGTGGTGCATGTTTTCACCTCCTTTCTGGTGCCGTTTGTTAGGCCGTGAGGTACAGTTCAACCTCATCAATACCGTTTTCCCGGCATATTTTAGCTACCCGTTCACCGCGGCGTTGAGCGAGCCGCGCCTGATAGTTGTTCTTGATTATCCGGCTCTCCATGTCGCGAATGTACGCTCTGAGAAGGTCTTTGATTACCTCGTTCCATTCCATGTTCTTTCTCCTCCTTTTGTTGTTCCCGCTCCCAGCACACAATCCGGTGAGCGAGTATTTGAGCGAGCTTTTCTTTCGTCAAGTTCATCATCTCCTTTACGGCGCTATTCAATTTTCAAAGACCTGTCAGCGAATGGGTGGTATGGCGGGGTTAAATTGTGTTATCTTCGATGTTGTAAGAGAATAGTTCGTGAACGGGGACATCTAAAACCTTTGCTATCTTCAAAGCGATAATCACCGAAGGTGTTCTGTTCCCGTTTTCATATCTGGAGATAGCGCTTTCTGATAACCCTGTTCGTTGGCTTAATTCGAGAATAGTAAGATTTTTGTCGTTGCGGATTCTTTTTAATGCGGCGCCGTTTGTCAAAATAATCACCTCATTTCCAGATGGAAGTATATCATGATATTTTCCAAATGTCAAGTGGTACATAGAAATTGTCGTTCGGAAACGTTGACATTTGGAATGGGGGCGGTTATAATGCTTATTGTTATGCCGGATGTTATTGATAGGCTTGTGGTATTAGCAAGGGATAAAACTCAAAAAGAAATAACTGAAGCGGTAGGCATTTCGGCCGGTACTCTTTCGCGTTATTTATCGAGGCAGAGAATGCCTACGATTGATATAATAGTAAGATTTGCGAAGTTCTTCTCCGTCTCCTCCGATTATCTTCTCGGGCTCACGGATAACCCGGAACC